CTGAATAACGGTGATGTATCCTTCGTCAGTATTGACCAGAAGGGCGACTTCAGAGTTGGTGACGCATTCTTCGTTGATCAAGAATCTGGTACTGTATCGTTCTCGCAGCAGGTAACCAGCCTACAGGCACTGTCCTCTCTGTCCATTACTGATGGCACAGACAGCAGCACTGTTACTCCTACCAGCGGCACATTCGGTAACATCCAGATCTCTGGTAATAATATCGAATCCACCTCTGGTGATATCAACATCGATCCAGCTGGTGCAGGTGATATCAACATCACTGGTGATGTCAATGTCCTGGGTATCCTGACTGCGACAACCATTCAACTCGATGCTTTCCAGAAGGGCGATACCTCTATCGCTCTCGATGACTCTGGTTCTGATGGCACTATCCGCTTTAATACGGATAATGTTGAGGGTATGCGACTCGATGCCAACCAAAAGTTGGGTATCGGCACCGCATCTCCAAGAGACAGACTCGATGTTCTTGATACTGCTCAGTTTGAGCGGGTCAATGTAACTGGTCTGTCAACCTTCGGTTCTAATGTTGACATCAACGCATCCGTCAACATCTCTACCGATCTTGAGGTTGTAGGTCACTCTACATTCAGTAGTGACATTCGTGTTGGTACAGGTGCAACTACTGAGTTCCTTGATGATGTACATTTTGGCGATAACGATGAACTCACCTTTGGTTACGGAAAAGACTTAACGATTTCTCACGATTCGACTAATAGTCTTATCAAGAATACTACTGGTCTTTTCGTATTCCAAGCATCAGACTTCAAGTTTAAGAACGAAGCAGGAACAGAAGATCTTGCTACTTTCACAGAAAATCTGGGTGTAGATCTTTATTATAACGATCTCAAGAAATTTGAGACAACTGGTTACGGTGTTAGCATCACTGGCGGTCTGATTTCTCAAGATCTGAATATTGCTGGTGTTGCAACCTTCAATGATAATGTCAAACTCCACTTCGGTGATGGTGAGGATCTCTCGATCTATCATGATGGCAACAACTCTTACATTGATGATTCTGGCACAGGCACCCTGGCGATTCGTTCCAACCAGGTAGAACTTCAGAAGTATACTGGCGAGACTCTCGCTAACTTTACTGCTGATGGTTCTGTTACCTTGTTCTGGAACAACGGTAAGAGATTTGAAACGATCTCTGCTGGTTCTAGCGTCTCGGGTGAACTGCAAACTGGCACATTAGATGTTGCTACTGATGCTGAGATTCATGCGTCTCTGATCGTTGATCAAGGAACTGTCTTAACAGGTATCCTCACCAGTTCCGCTGGTGTTGAGGCAATCAACATTAATGTCTCGGGTATCCTTACCACCAACAACTTCAGAGTCACTGGCGTAACAACCATCTCCAACATTACGATTGGTGCTGGTTCTTCTTCCACGAAAATAAATACCCTTAGCGGTGAACTCGTTCTCGACTCTGCTGCTGGTCAGGTCGTTGTTGAAGATGATCTGAATGTCGTTGGTTATGCAACAGTCCGTGATGGTCTGTACTATCTGCAAGATACGCAGACATCTACACAGATCAAGACCACTTCTGCTCAGACAACATCTGGTAACAGACTCTTCTTCGATAACCTCTCTGGTATTCAGATTGGCGCAACAGTAACAGGAACTAACATTCCTGGTGGCACGACAGTTAGCAGCGTTATAAGCGTAACTGAAATTGAACTGAGTCAAGCAGTTTCTGGTGTTGTTGCTGCAGGTGCGGCAATCCAATTCACCTTAACATCTGCTACGGGTATTGGATACAGCGGTCCTAACGGTATTGCTTACTTTGAGAATGATGGCAGATTGGTCAGCGGTCTTAGCACTGTTGGATTCCTGACTACATCGAACTACATGCTCACAACTGACGAAAACAACATTCCAATCTGGTCTGACAGTATCGACGGGGGTACATTCTGATGGCGAAACCAACAACTAGACAGGAACTCAAGGATTATGCTCTTAGGCAACTTGGGTATCCTGTCTTGGAGATCAATGTAGCAGATGAGCAAGTAGATGATGCTTTAGATGATTCCTTACAACTGTTTCAAGAGAGACATTTTGACGGTGTAGAAAGAGTTCTTCTGAAGTACAAAATTACTGAGAATGACATCAAGAGAGGCAGAGCAAGAGGCGGCGGTAACACTCTGGGTATCACTACTTCTAGTACAGGCTCTGGAGGATCTACTACCATTAGTGGGGATACATACTGGGATGATGTAATTGTCAGACATACTTTTGATACCGATTTTTCGGATCAATCTCCTGTAGGAAATAGCAACATTACTGCTGTTGGTAATCCAGATATCATTGCATCTCCAACAAAATTTGGAAAAGCTGGTCGTTTTTCTGCTTCCAACGCCCATCTCAATTATGGTCATAATGCTGCATATGATTTTAGAGGTGAGTGGACTTTTGAAACCTGGATCTATATCGATAGCTCTCCAGCCGCTGGTGCCATATTTTCAAAGGGAGATGCATCGAATGCATCAAATATTTTTGGACTGCTTGTAGATAATACAACCAGTGGATTTATTAGTTTTAGATGGTCTAATACTGACAACACTGCCCACAATTCTACATACGGTACTACTGTAGGAGCGTATTCTACTGGATCAGTAATTCAGAATTGGGTCCATATTGCATTAACTAGAAGAGCATCTGATGGTAGTATTCACTTCTTCTTCAACGGAACTGAAAGCAACCTGACATCTTCAAATCAAGTTATTGATAATAATATTACAAATAATAGTGTTAGGTACTTAACTCTAAATGGGAGATTAATGTATCAGCAGAGTAGATTTACTGATGCGATTTATGACGATGTAAGAATCACAGCAAAAGAAAGATATACTAGCGATTTTACTGCACCAACTTCTGCATTCCCCACAGATGGAACTCTGACTACTTCTGCAGGTGGAGAGGTTCAAAGTTTTGAGGAGAATACAAACTTCTTAAATTTACCCGATGCAATCATCGGTGTTGAGAAACTGTATCTGTTTGATGCAAGTTTCATTGCTAATAACATGTTCAGTTTCAAATATCAACTGTTCCTGAACGATGTTGCATTTAACTTGGGATATAGCGGTCTCATGAGTTATGCAATGACCAAGACATATCTTGAGGACATTGATTTCTTACTGACTGCTAACAAACAAATTAGATATAACAAGAGAAACAATAGACTATATCTTGATGTTGACTGGGGATCAATCTCTGCAGGCACCTACATAATTATTGACTGCCAAAGAATCATGGACCCTGCTAACTATGCTGGTGTCTACAATGATTCTTTCCTCAAGAAGTATTTTACTTCACTTGTAAAGAGGCAGTGGGGTCAAAATCTTATCAAGTTCCAAGGAGTCAAACTCCCTGGTGGTGTTGAACTCAATGGCAGACAAATCTATGAGGATGCTGTAATGGAATTACAACGCATCGAAGACAAGATGCTTTCCACATACGAAGTCCCACCCCTTGACCTTATTGGATAATGGCGTTAAATCCTTTCTTTCTCCAAGGATCTCCTAATGAGCAGAACCTCATTCAGGAGTTAATCGACGAACACCTAAAGATGTTCGGATTGGATGTATATTACATCCCTAGAAAGATGATCGTGACTGATGATGTACTAGGAGAAGTACAGTCATCTAAGTTCAATGATGCATATATCTTAGAAGCATATCTGAATAACTTTGAGGGATACGCTAAGGGCAGTGATATCATGTCCAAGTTTGGTATCAACCTTCAGAATGAAATTACACTGACTGTATCTAGAGAAAGATATGAGGACTTCATTGCTCCTTTCGTAGTCACTCACAATGCTAGAACAGCAGGTACAGAAATTATCTTTGGTGAAAGACCTAAAGAGGGTGATTTAATTTACTTCCCTCTTGGTGAGAGGTTGTTTGAGATTAAGCATGTAGAGTTTGAGAATCCGTTCTATCAACTTGGTAAGAACTACATCTACGAACTTCAGTGCGAACTGTTCCGCTACGAGGATGAGTACACTGATACTGGTGTTGCTCTCATCGATGAGACTGTAATGGAGGAGGGTGAGACAACCACTGTTATTCTTGCTGGTATCGGTTCTACAGGACTTGCGGTTGTTGACTCTTTTGCTAGCCAAGGTGCATTACAACAAATCTTCCTAAATGACGATGGATATGGTTATACTTCCGCACCCTCTGTCTCTATCGAAGCATCTCCTGCTGGTGTTACTTCGTCCAGAGCGACTGCCTTTGCATTCACCACGGAACGATCAGGTCTCTTTTCTGTTGATCAAGTAGTACTACAGAACCCTGGTTTTGCTTATACAGAGTCTCCAGCATTTACCTTTGGTGGTCCTGGTGTCGGTGCTGCTGCTACAGCAGCCATAACTAATAGTGGTATCACATCCATTCGTATTACTGATACTGGCACAAACTATGTGTCCCCACCAATCATCACAATTCAACATCCATCTGCTGTTGCTATCGGCACGACAGGTGCTACAGTCGGTGTCAAGGCAGGTCAGGTACAAGCAACTGCTGTTGCTAGATTGAGTGGTGATAGTATCGATAGAATCTTCCTGACAAATGCTGGTTCTGGTTATGAAGCAGCTCCAACTATCACAATTGGAGATCCATTATCTCTTGGTGTTGGCACATACTTCTTCAACGAAAGGGTAATTGGATCTCAATCTGGGGTCGAAGGATATGTAAGGTCCTTCAATGAAACTGACAGGAAGTTGGAGATCTCAATAAATAGTGGTATGTTCTTCCCAGGTGAATTTATTACAGGGACAGCATCTTCTGCTAGATACCAGATTCTTTCTCATACAGGAATTGATACTACGAGTACATTTACCTTTAATGATGAAATTGAAACTGAAGCGGATGGCATCCTTGATTTCACTGAGCGTAATCCCTTTGGTAACTTCTGATGTTAGGCACTTATTTTTATCACGAGATTCTCCGAAAGACAGTCATTGCTTTTGGAACACTCTTCAATGAAGTTCATATTCAGAAGGAAGATAAATCTGGAAAAACTATTAGCGATCTGAAGGTTCCTCTCGCCTATGGACCTAGATCTAAGTTTCTTGCTAAGTTACAACAGCAGCAAGAATTGAATAAGACAACGGCAATCACATTGCCAAGAATGTCTTTTGAGATGAATAGTATCACCTACGATTCTCAGAGAAAGACTTCAGTAACAAAAACATTCAAGGCGATTGATGAGAATGATCGGGTAAAGAAAGTATTTTTGCCTGTTCCATACAATGTTGGGTTTGAACTCAACATCATGACAAAATTAAATGATGATGCTCTACAAATTGTTGAACAGATTCTCCCATTCTTTCAACCATCATTTAACATTACTGTCGATTTAATTGATTCGATTGGCGAAAAAAGAGACATGCCAGTCGTGTTGGAAAATATTTCTTTTAGTGATGAGTATGAAGGAGACTTCTCTACTAGAAGGGTTCTCACATATACTCTAAACTTTAGTGTAAAGACATATCTGTTTGGTCCTATCGCAGATAGCACTGACGGTCTTATCCGTAAGGTTCAGGTTGATTACTACTCGAATACTGATAAGCAGACTGCGAAGCGTGAGATGAGATATACTGCTGTTCCCGATCCGATCACAGCAGAACCTGAAGACGACTTTGGATTCAGCGAGACCACCACCATGTTTGATGATGGTAAGGTCTATAGTCCGACTAGACAGGAGGATGTATGAGTCAAGATTTCAGTAAAATCGATGACGCATTGAACACTACCAGCGAAACGGTAGATGTAACTCCTGTTAAGAAAGAGAAAGAAAAACCTGATCGCTTAACCAAGGAAGATGTAGAGAAAGATTATGAGTATACTAGGGCAAACTTGTACTCTCTTATCGAGAAGGGGCAAGAAACGCTCAATGGTATTATGGAACTTGCTGAGGAGACACAATCTCCCAGAGCGTATGAAGTGGCAGGTCAGTTGCTGAAAAGTGTTGCTGATACAACAGACAAGTTCCTCAAGTTACAAAAAGATCTGAAGGACATTAAGGAAGAGCAAAAAGGTCCGACTAATGTCACAAATAACGCTATGTTCGTTGGTAGTACTGCTGAGTTGCAAAAGATGCTCAAAGAAATGAACAAAAACAAATGAAAGAACTCTACGAAGACGACTGGTATTGCAGCGTTAATATAGGCATTGACGAAGTTCGTGCCATGTACAGTCACCTTTTGTATGCCATTCAAACCTGGCCAGGTTCTCCTGCAAGACCACCAGAAGAACAAGAATGGTTACTGGCAATGAAAGAAAGATACTTTGCTATGTTGATGGAATATAACTTCTCCGAAAACGAGTCTGTCGATAAATAGTTTCGCCTTACTTCTAGGTTATGACTGAAGATACAAAGTCAAAAGTAGAAGAGAAGGATGAAGATGAAGACAAGAGTGAAGTTCTTGGTAATTTGGTGAAAGTTGTGGTCCTTATTTGGTCCGCCTCCCTTCTTACATTCTCTTATGTGCGTTTGCCTAATGGGCAAAAGATTTTAGATTTCGATCCCACATTTATAGCCTCGGTCTTTTCTGGATCGTTAGCTGCGTTCGGACTCTCTCCTGCTAAAAATGGTAGTGCTCCAAAGAAAGCACCACCTATTGGCAAGAAAGAGGAAGAAGCAAGAAATCTGACTAAATAATAGACAGGTAGTTGCTTATACTAAGCATGTCTTTTTCATATTCTGATATCTCTGAGTTGTTATCTGAAG